ACCGTATGTGGCATGATGCAGAAAGAGGTGAAAATGAATACGTGCCAACTGATGTCCACTGGTCTGAAGTTCCGGGTAGAGATGAAAAATGGAAAGCAACTACAATTGCTAACACGTCTGAATCACAGTTCAAAGTAGAGTTTGAATGTGAGTTTTTAGGATCAGTCGATACTCTGATTGCACCAAGTAAACTTAGATCATTAGTGTACGATAATCCAATCCAAAGAAACGCTGGACTGGATGTCTATGAACCTCCGAAACAAGACCACGACTATGTAATGACAGTTGATGTGGCAAGAGGAGTTGGTGAAGATTACTCTGCATTTGTCTGTGTAGATATCACCGAGTTTCCTCATAAAGTAGTTGCCAAGTATAGAAATAATGAAATCAAACCGATGCTATTTCCTAACATCATTTATGAGGTAGCAAAAAAATATAATGGTGGGTATATTTTGTGTGAGGTAAATGATATTGGAGATCAAGTAGCAAGTATTATCCAATATGACTTAGAATATGAAAATGTTCTGATGTGTTCTATGAGAGGTAGAGCAGGACAGATTGTTGGTCAAGGATTCTCTGGTAAGAAGACACAGTTAGGTGTCAAGATGTCTAAGACTGTAAAGAAGGTTGGATCCCTTAATCTCAAAACTTTGATTGAGGCAGACAAACTCATTTTTAGTGACTATGAAATTATTTCTGAACTGACAACCTTTATCTCAAAGAGTAATTCTTTTGAAGCAGAAGAAGGTTGTAATGATGACTTGGCGATGTGTCTGGTCATCTATGCCTGGTTGGTCCAAATGGACTACTTCAAGGAGTTGACTGACCAAGATGTTCGTAAGAGATTATATGAGGAACAAAAGAATCAGATTGAGCAAGACATGGCTCCATTTGGTTTTTTAAATGATGGTCTAAGTGATGACAGTTTTGTTGATAGTGAGGGAGATAGATGGACAACAGCAGAGTATGGTGATAGATCTTACATGTGGGAATATCTCTCATGATAGATTTTGATGGTCAAATAAAACTTGGTCATCTTCTTCTTCAAGACAGAAAGTGTAGAACTTGTGGAGAGATTAAAAATCTAGTAGAGGGATTTTACAGAACAAGAAAAGATAGAGGTCCAGTTGCATCTTCATATTCATATGAGTGCAAAGAATGCACTATAAAGCGAGTTATAAACACACCAAAGAAAGACAATAATAAGTGGGAATATCCTGATTGGTAGTTCACGTCTTATTTCCCCTCTGAAAGTGCTGTAAATTCTAAATACTTTCAGATAAACTGAGACACGGAGAACAAAACATGGCGACTCCTCAATTATCTCCTGGAGTATTGGTAAGGGAGGTTGACCTAACAGTAGGAAGAGCTGATAACGTATTAGATAATATTGGCGCAATCGCCGGTCCTTTTAGAATTGGACCTGTTGAAGAAGCAATTGACATCAGCACTGAGCAAGAGTTAATCAACACTTTCGGAAAACCACTTTCCACAGACACCCAGTATGAGTACTGGATGAGTGCTGCTAACTTTCTTTCTTACGGTGGTGTCCTCAAGGTTGTAAGACAAGCAGACGATAACCTGAGAAACGCAAACGCTGGTGTAGGTATTGCATCGACTTCTGTCCTGAAAGTCTATAACTACGATGACTATCAGAACAACCACACCACAGACGCATCATTCGTTTATGCTGCTAAGAACCCTGGTTCCTGGGCAGACAAACTGAAGGTTTGCTACATCGACGATGCTGCTGACCAGATTATTGGTATCAACACGACCAACCTTGCAACTGCTGGTTTCTCCATCGGTTTCGGTGTTACTGCTGCTATTAGCGGAACTCAATCAGGAGTTGGAACAACCGGCACATTTACTGGTGCTCTGAAGGGTATTATCACAGGTGTTAATACGTCATCCACTGCTTCACTCAGCACGATTGAGGTTAAGATTGTTTCTCAAGTTGCTACTGGAGCCACTGAAACAAGAATCACTTACGCTGAAGGAAACGCACTCAGATCGTTTGATGATAGCGATTCTATCTTCCCAGTAAATAATTCTGGTATTAACACCGGATCTGGAGCAGACGGTGCTAAGTCATTCTCTCCTGTTGCACTCTCAGTCAAAGACTGGTACGAGGAGCAAACTCTGGGTCTCAGCAATCAAACCATTTATTGGAAGACACTTGCACCAAAACCCACCACTAACGTCTATGTTAGTGACAGAGATGGTAGAAACGACGCTGTTCACATCGTTGTTGTTGACGACACCGGAAGCATTACCGGCATCAGAGGAAATGTCCTTGAGACACACCTGAGTCTTTCTAAAGCAAGTGATGCAATCTCTAATGTAAATGCTCCACAGAGAATTTACTACAAGGATTATCTCGCAGATTTCTCCGAGAACATCTATGCAGGTCTTAACCCATCACTTGCAGGTGATGGATATCACGGAACCTCACCTAAGGCAACTGGATTTACCACGACAAGTGGTGATACAAATGCATTCGCACCTGTTTCCATCGCTGATGGTTCATTCCGTCAGGATGCTCAAGGTGTAACTTTCTCTGCTCTGGGTAACGTAACATACGAACTACTCAACGGTCTCGATTACACGACTGTTGTTGGTGGAATGAAGGGAACCCTCGCTGATAACATGAGAGCATACGATCTCTTCTCAAACAAAGATGAGATTGAAGTCGATTACATGATCATGGGTCCTGGTTGCGATACTGAGGCAGAAACTCAGGCAAAAGCAAACAAACTGATCTCTCTTGCAAATGAGAGAAAGGATTGTATGGCAGTTATCGGACCTCATAGAGCAAACTTGATCAACGTAACCAACTCGAATGATCAAACTAATAATCTGATTAACTACTTCTCCTCGTTAAGTTCTTCTTCTTACGCGGTATTTGATAGTGGTTACAAGTATCAGTTTGATAGATTCAATAACGAGTTCCGTTATGTTCCTGCTAACGCAGACGTTGCTGGTCTCATGGTTCGCACGTCAATCACTGCGTTCCCATGGTTCTCACCCGCTGGTCAGCAGCGTGGTGTTATCAACAACGCTGTAAAACTTGCATATAACCCAAGCAAGGCACAAAGAGATCGTCTCTATCCTAAGAGAATTAACTCCTTCATCACCAAACCTGGTATTGGAACACTTCTCTTCGGAGACAAGACTGCTCTCGGATTTGCATCTGCATTCGATAGAATCAACGTTCGCCGTCTCTTCCTCACAGTTGAGCAGGCACTTGCAAGAGCAGCAGAAGCACAACTCTTTGAACTCAATGATGAGTTGACAAGAGCAAACTTCAGAAATATTGTTGAACCATTCCTCCGTGATGTTCAGGCAAAGAGAGGTCTTTACGGATTCCTCGTTGTTTGTGATTCTTCAAATAACACACCTGATATCATCGATAATAATGAATTTAGAGCGGACATCTTCCTGAAGCCAACTAAGTCGATTAACTACATCACTCTTACGTTCGTTGCTACCAGAACTGGTGTTTCCTTTGAAGAAGTTGTAGGCACTGTTTGATCAACATTATCTAAATAACAAAGGAGGACTAAAAAAATGGCAGCATCAAAAGAAAACAGAACTATCTCCCAGTTTAAGTCTAGACTTGCTGGGGGCGGCGCTCGCCCTAATCTGTTTGAGGTAGAACTCACTCTTGATGGAGAGGGTCTTGGATTCTCTCTTCCAGGATATGACGCAACTCAAATGGCGTTCCTGTGTAAGGCAGCAAACCTGCCTGCTCAGAACATCGCTTCTATTGACGTTCCTTTCAGAGGAAGAATCTTCAAAGTTGCTGGAGATAGAACCATCGATACATGGACTATCACCATCATCAACGATGAAGACTTCAGACTCAGAAGAGCGATGGAATTCTGGACTGAACAGATCGCATCACTTGACACCAACTTAGGTGCTACAAGCCCTAATGCTTACATGGCAGCAGCAAAAGTTTATCAGTTGGGTAGAGGTTCATCTCCCAGCAGCACTGATAATTCTGGAGAATCAAACGCTGTTCTGGCAGAATACGAATTCGTTGATATCTTCCCCACGGAAGTATCTGCTATCGATCTGTCTTACGATTCATCTGATACGATTGAAGAGTTCACTGTTACCTTCCAGGTTCAGTCGATTCGCATTCTTAAGGGAACTGGAGCAGCAGGTAGCGCCAGACAGAACATAAATGGATAATCTCAGGACTAATAAATAGTCTGAGGATAACCATAAAAATATAATCATGTCCAAGTTATTTGGGTTCTCGATAGAGGACACAGAACCACTATCTCCCGGAGCGGTCTCCCCCATTCCTCCTAACAATGAGGATGGGG